GAGCCGGTCGGGGTCAGCGGATCGCCGTCAGCGCCAGCCGTCAGAGACGTGGTGAGCGTCGCCGCGCCACGGATCTGAATCCAGCCGTAGTAGGTGCTGGTCAGCGCCGCCTGGAGCACGCCAGCGCCGACCTCGGCCGAGTCCGACAGATCGGACGTGACCACGGTCGTAGCACCCGCCGAGGTGCCAGACGGGGCGTAGTAGTAAGCGACATTGCCGGCCGCAGCCGCCACATCGCCCGCGCCGTCGTTGTACTGGACGTACTTGTAGATCTTCGTTCCGGCAGTGCTGGTGACAGCCGCCACGGTGCCCGGAGTGAACAGGGCCGTAGCCGAGTTCGACGTGAGATCGACGTTGGAAAGAAACATGGTGCGATCTCCTCAGGCGCAGATCACGCCCTGACGGGCGCGGTTGTTGATGGTCATGTTTCCACCCCACACGATGGGCATGACCATCGCGTCCTGATTGACCGACGCCTTGTCAGGCAGCGGCTTGTACGCGCGGCCCTTGGCCGGGCGCATGAACAGGAAGTCGGTGTTGAAGAAGTACATGTGGGTCGACGGACAGGCGGTGTCGTAGATGATCGGCACCTTGCCCTGGTAGACGAGGCTGGTGAAGCCGGCGCCCGCCTGCTTGTCATCGGTGAAGCGCTGATTGGGGGTCAGGCTCTCCCAATAGTGCATGTAGTAGGTGCTGTCAGCGACGGCCATATCGGGCGCATCGGTGCCGCGAATGGTCGAAAGCCAGAGCGTATTCATCGCGTGCTGGATGGTCGACGAGCTCGCGCTGACCGCAGCATCCGAGAAGTCATAGACCTGGTTCTTCCACCAGGTCTCCGACCGGTTGTTCGTCACGGTGCCGGCGATTCCGCCGACCGTGTTGGTGGGCACATCAGCCACGAGAAGCTGAGCGCCACCAATCTCTTTGCCGCTCGAACCGGTGCCGTTGGCGAAGATCGCCGTGGCCATGGTGTTCCGAAGCGACTTGTCGAGGTTCTTGATGCGCGAGCGCAGCAGGTTGTGCACCGCCTCGCGGCCGGAGTTCTGGATCTCCTCGAGGCCGGTGATGACGACGGCGCCATAGAGCTGCTTGTAAGCGAACTCAGCGGCGGAGAACGTCTCGCCCTGCTCGATCTTCAGCGGCTCGGCGCCGCTGTACCACATGATGTTGGCGTTCTCCTCGTACTCGAGCTCTTGCACGATCGTCCGCCCGGTCGCCACGTAGGCGTTGGACTTCTTCTCGATCTGCTTGAGGACGGGATTGTTGCGCGTGACGTTGTCGGCAAGCACGCCCGAGTAGCCCTGGAGCGTGGTCGCCACGATGTCCGTGAAGGACGAGTTGGCAGCCATCTAAGATGGTCCTTTCAGTGAAGGCCGCTCTGGTCGAGGGCTCCTGAGATGAGCGCATCCAAGTCGACGCCCTTCGTCTGCCCACCCGGCGACATGCCGGACGTGCGGACGGGGAGCGCCTTCCGCGCCTTTGCAACGGCTTCCGCCTGAGCCTTGGTCTTGGCCTCCTCCTTAGCCTTCAGCTGCGCGCTGATGGCCTCGGTGATCGGCTTCGATGCGAGCTCGTAGGCTTCGGCAAGGTTTCGGGCTTGGCCGCTTTGCATCGCGTGCACCATGGCTGGCCTGACCTGTTCGAAGAACGGGTACTTCGGCGAGCCGTCTGCGTTGGTCGATGTGGCGAAATCCCGAAGAACACTTGCCGCCCTGGCTTCGTCCGCTGATTGGGCGGCGGTCTTGTATTGCTTCACCTCGTTCTGGAGCTGGCTCAGCTGAGCGCGGAGGTCATGGATAACCGGATAGACCGCAGAGCCCGGCTGTGTCGGGTCGGCTGCGAACTCGTCCGGCTGTTGCATGGCGATCGGAATGCCGTAGTCCTCGGCCATCTTCTGAAAGAGCCGCACCTTCTGGTCGAACGTGCCATAGCGAAGCGTCGCCTCTGTGTTGATCAGGGCAGACACCGCCTGTTCGGGCGGCATGCCGAGACCATCGAAGTAAGCGCGCTTCTCTTGGATGACGTTGACGAGTGGTTCTGCGGCCTTCCTGAACTGGCCGAACTCGGTGTCCTTCGCCTTGTAGTGGGACTCGGTGTTCTGAACCCGATCCATCAGCAGGTCTTGTGCTTCCGGCGTCAGCTTCGCGAACGCGTCCCTCTGTTCCTTCGACCATCCTCTGAAATGGCCATCCGTCCACCTGGGGGCCGGCGTGGCGTTCGTCGGGGTCTCCGTGTTGGTACGCTCTGCACTGTCCGCCGCGACCTCGGATGTCCCATCGGGAGCCTTGGTCTTGGGCAGAAATCGTCCGGTGGCCGGGTCGCGCGCAACAGGGCCGTCATCGTCGGCCTCGGTCGGCGCGCCCTCAGTGCCTTCCATCTTGTCGAGGGTTTGAGAGATCAGCTTGTCGAGGTCAGGCCCGTGGCTCTCGGAAGCCGGCGCCTCAGGGATCGCAGGGGCGGCGGGCGCGGGCGTATCGGCGACGGGGGCTGACTGCTGCTCAAGGTCCATCATGCGCGACGCTTCCTAGCCTTTTTGACGAGCTGGTCGTGGAACGCGGGCTTTTCCGGCCCGGTCCAATCGTTGCCGCTCTGTTTGGTGCCGGTCTCCTGCTCGTAAGCGCGCAGCTTTGANNGATGTGCACGCCTTCCTGGGTGGTGAACGGCTTGATGTCGCGAAGCACCATGAACCTCGTAGGCGGGGCTTCCGGGTCCCAATCGGGCGCCCCGTTGGAGCCGATGCCCGTGTGCTTCTCCAACGCCTTGTCGGCCGAGCTCTTGCGCCAGCCATGGTAGGAGCGCTGCGAGTGCCGAATGCGCTCGGCCCTCACATCACGATCGCGGTAGCTCATTCTTCTGCTGTCTCCGGCGGTAGGATGTCGACGAGCGGGTCCCCGTCTCGCCAGTCGGTGCACTTCGCTAGGTCAAGCGTCGGCATGCTGTGCCGCTCGCATGTTCCACGTGAAGCGGTCTGCCCGCGCCACCATCCGCAGTTCGCGCACTTCTCTGCTGAGTTGTTGCGCTCATTCTCCAGGCGTGGCGACGGCATTTTCCCTCATGCGCTGTTCGTGCTCTTGCGCGGAATACTCGCGCTCGCGGGCCATGCGCTCGGCGTCGATCGCGGTCTTTTCCCGATAGGCGTTGAGGTCGGTGACGACCTTCTCCGTGTCCGCTGTGGCCTTCGCTTTCACGGCATCTGCCTTTGCCTGCGCGGCTTCCATCGCTGGGTCCGGCTGAGGCGGCGGCGGATTGGCGAGCCGCTGCATCATCTCTTCGCGCAGCTGGTCGAACACCTCTTCGAGCTGCCGGCCGCCCTTGAACGTGCGAGCCACGAAGCTCATGAGCTCCAGACCGACCTTTCCGAACTCCGGCGCCACCTGCATCATCGGAAGAGACTGCTGCATGATGCCGGAGATCGCCGTCACGGCTTCGATGCGGCTTTCCTTTTCCGCCTCGGCGTCGTCGAAAATCGTCGAGTCCGTCTCGATGTCGATCCGATAGGACCTCAGCTTGTCGTCGCGCAGAATTTGCATGATCTCCGGCGTGATCTCGGTGCCGGTGATGCGTTGGAGCACCTGCGGCTCGAAATGCTCGGCGATGATCTCGGCTTTGATGCGGAACAGGTCGCGCACCATCTGCTGAACGGCCTGCTGCCGGTCCTTGATGCGGACGCCGCCATACTGCGCCTTGATGCGGGACTGAGTAGCGGTCTCCGAGCTGTCGCCCTCGCCGCGCATGATGTCCGAGATGCCCGTCACCTTGTCGATGACGGCCTCAAGGCGGGCTTGGCTGTCGTGCAGGTTGACGAGGATCGCCGCGATCTGTTCGACGGGCTCAACCTCGAAAGCCTTGGTCAGCCCGCCCTTGCTCATCAGGGCGCCGTAGTTCTCAACGGGGATGAACTCGTTGTCGGCCGCCTTGGCGAGGCGCTTCAGCTCCATAAGGCTAGCGTCATACACGCCGCGCCGCTTCAGGTTCTTGGTCAGCTGCGCGATGCGCTCGGTGATCTCATCCAGCTGCTCAGCCAGGTCGCGGTACTGGCGAAACTCAGGGACGGGGATATGCGTATCGGTGCCACGGATCACCGCCACGTCGGGCGGCATGGGGAAGAAGTCCGTCAGCCCATAGGGGTCATCGTCGATGCGCAGCGCGCGGGGATGGCCCTTGACGATCCACCACCGCTTTTTGGTCGGCTTGCACCAGATCTCGAACACCTCGGCGCGCTGGAGGTCTTCGGTCATCCGCTGCGTGCGGTCTTCGACTACGTCTGGCGTCCAGTTCAGCGGGATCTTGTCCGCGTCCTCAAACCCGTTGTCCTTCAGGTCGTCGCGGCTCATGCGATGGCGGAACGCCACCCACCACACGTCGTTCCAATCCCTTGCGGGGTTGTGCATGAAGTCGCGCCAGTAAACGTGCTTATCGGTCAGCTTTTGGTCGATGACGACCTGTTGCATCATCGGCTGGCCGTCCGGCCCCATCGCCGGCATCCCCGTCATCGGATCAATGACGGGCGCTTGGCCGATCTGAGGCTCATATTGCACCCGCACTGTGCCGCGGCCGGCAATCAACATGTCCTTCACGCAATTCGACATTGCCGTCTCGTGACGGTGATCGTCGGCGAAGAAGCTCAAGGCCCGCTCGATCACCTCGGCAATGGTCTTGCCCACCTCGTCTTGCATCGTGTAGCGGCGGCGCACGTCGGGCTTGGCCGTGCGGGCGTACACGACCCCGCGCAGGGTCTCGGTGTTGGAATACAGGATGTTATAGCGGCGCGCGGCCTTGTTCTTGATGGCGAGCTTGTCCCGCTTGTAGCGGGCCTGGATCTCGTCGGCCTCGAGCCACCAATCCTTATGCTCGCGCTCGGCCAGATGAAGCTGCACCTGCCAATAGCGGGCGCCCTGCTCAGGGGTCATCTCTTGCTTGGCAGTTTCAGCGGCGTCTGGCGCCTCTGTGGTCATTTCTGGTTGGCTTTCTTCACTATGACGCCGTCCCGCGTCGGATCGCGCGCGACAATGCAGCCTTTGAACTGAGCGTCCCGCGTCATGATGTCGATGTCGTCAGCAGTCAGGCCCGCCCTCATGAGCTCAGCGCCACTAATGTAGCCTTGGCTCGGTCCTTCCCATTCGCCATTGAGAAAAACCCCGCCTTTGTAGGTCCGAACCAACCAGACAGGCGCGAACCCGAAGTCACTCGTCATCTGTCTCTAGGTCTCCTAGTGCCTCAGCCATGGTGCGAGGCGCGGCGAGGTCGATGCGTTTGGGTGGCTCGGCCGGCGCCAGCGTGCGCCAGGCCATAGCCGCGTATCGGAAGGCGTCGGCGGTGTGCGATGTCCAGTCGTGAAGCGGGGCGTTCTTGAACACCTTGAGCTTTTCGTCATAGGCGCTGCGGTACTGGCGAAGCGCCTCGAGCGCCGG